CGAACTTGAGAACAAAGCATGTCTAGCGTTTGCTGACATGGAATACAACGGTATATATCTTGACAAAGACAAATGGAGCAAGAATACTATTGCCGTTGGTGTTGAGCTTGAGAAAACAGAACTAGAGCTCGACAAATTTATTGCACAAGAGGATCAGTTTGATAACTTTAGAATAAAAGAACTACAGACTGATATGTTTACTCCTTCGAGTGATCTTAGACAAACAGATATTCTATGGTCCTCACCCTCACAAGTACTCAAACTATTTAAGGTAATAATACCTGAACTTGACAGTGTAAATGCTAAACTTATCGCTACATACAAGAATACACATGCGATAATAGAAAAGTATATACATTTCAAAGAGCAGAGTAAATTATATAATGCGTATGGTCAAGACTTCTACAAGTATCTACATAAAGATGGTAAAGTACATACATCTTTTCAACAGATACTAAATACTGGTAGAGTGTCTTCAAGAAAACCAAACATGCAACAGATTCCTAGCAGTAATACATATAGAAATGCATTTGTTCCTAAAAATAAGGACGATGTATTTGTATCTTCTGACTTTTCATCACAGGAGTTATGTATTATTGCGTACGGATCTGGTGATCCTGTATGGTTGAAAGCATTAGAACAAGGAGCGGATCTTCACTCTATATGTGCAGAACTCATATTTGATAAGAAATGGAAAGACGCTGAAGGCAATCCAGTTGAACGTAAGAGATTACGTACAGCTGTAAAGTCTATCAACTTCGGTCTAGCTTATGGTATGAGTGAGTTCAAACTTGCAGATACACTCAGTATACCTGTAAAAGAGGCTAAAACTATGATCAAGAAATACTTTACTGTATTTCCTGCTATTAAAAAGTTTCTTACTAATCTAGGTAACTATGGTAAAGACAATGGTCATATTAGGACTTTTGCTCCTTACAAGCGTATTCGTTGGTTTGAGGACTGGAATGGCAAGGATACTGATTTTGCAGTGCTTGGTAGCATAGAACGTGCATCCAAGAATACCCCTATACAGGGTACAGGTGCAGACATGACTAAACTTGCTCTTTATAAGTTGCGTGATATTATTCACGATAATAAATATCCGGTTAAATTAATTATGACAGTGCATGATCAGATAGACACAATATGTCACAAGGACTTTGCTGAGCAATGGTCTAATATTCTAAGAGAGACAATGGAATCTGCTGCACTGACTATAATTGATAACGGATTGTTGAAATCAGATACAAACATTTCTAAACAGTGGCAAAAATGAGAATAGATTTTACAGTTTTTAAGAAAATAGAACAATGGTACGGTTCAGATGACTTTGAGATAGGTGTACACAGTGATAGAGCTCTGTATGTACGGTTTGGTTATTGGGATAAGGTAGATTTAGATGCTTTTAATTCTTTCTTTCCTGACTATATAGCTACAGCTGAATATTTAGTAGATGAAGATGAAGATACAGGAGCTGCATATGTATATTTAATACATAGACCTGAACCAATAGTTTAATTTGATATGACACTAAAATTTCGTATCTTAAATAAGTATATAGATGAAAATAGATAAAACAAGATTAATAAGACAACAGAAAACAATAGATATATGGAAAGCTAATGGTTATAAGGGTACGTTAGAGGCTGTAACAGGCTTCGGTAAAACATATGTAGCCTGTCTTATCATACAACAAATGAATAAGAAGCAACCAGAGGCAAGTACAACAGTGATAGTGCCTACAAGATACCTAAGAGATCAGTGGGTCAATAGGATTAATGAAATGGAGCTCTGTAACGTTACTATTATGGTAGTAAACACCGGTGTAAAAGCCACTAGAACAGCAGATCTATTGATTCTGGATGAAATACATAACTACGCATCTGATGTGTTTAGAAATGTATTTACAAAGATCTTCTACAAATATATTCTTGGTCTTACAGCTACGCTAGAGCGTAATGATAAGAAACATTATATAATAGAACAGCAATGTCCTGTTATAGATACTGTTTCTATGCAAGAAGCTCTATCTATGGGCTATGTATCAGACTTTAAGATATTTAATTTAGGTATTGAACTTGATGATAAAGAGAGATTCAAGTATGAAACTATGCACGATAGCTTTAATAAGTATTTTAAGTGGTTTGACTTTAACTTTCAGACTGCTATGAAATGCTTACAAAGCCAAGAATTCAGAGAGCACTACGCTGCTAGAACAGGATATGATCCTAAAGGTATAATGAGTGCTGCAGTCAATTGGTCTAAGAACATGCGTTTAAGGAAGACTTTCCTATATAACCATCCTTCTAAGATACAGATTGCTAAGGAATTGATTGATACATTTGATGTAAAGACAATAACTTTCTCTGAGACTGTCAAGTTTGCTGATGAGCTAACTAAAGCATGCTATCCATGGGCGATATCATATCACTCTAAAATGGGTAAGTATGCTAAGATAAAAGCTATAGAACAGTTCAACGATGACAGATCAGATATCAAGGTTATATCTACAGCAAGAGCTCTAGATGAGGGCTTTGATATACAAGATGTTACTCTTGCAATTATATGCAGCGGTACATCTACTTCTAGACAAGATCTTCAACGTACGGGTAGAGCAATACGATGGGCTCCTGGTAAGACAGGACTTATTGTAAATTTGTATATTCGTGACTCGCAAGACGAGAAATGGTTGAAGGCTAGACAGAAGAAAACAGTCAATACTATAAACGTAAGTTGCATAGATGATATGAAACATCATCTAGGACAAGCGTCACTTAATTATTTAAACGTAGAAGAATGATTTTAGAAACACCCGCACAATACGTGGACTTTCTGACTAAACACGGGTTAAGTCCATCACAGTTTTTGTTTTTGTACATAGTATATGAGAATGATTATGCATCCTTATATAAGTATGTACATATGGAGGGTGGATTCTCTACATCTGAGTTACAGGATATGGTAGAAAGGGGTTATCTTATTGATGATAATCCCAATTCTAAATCATCTCTTGCTGATAACTATACAGTTACAGATAAGTTTATAAAAGATCTTTACAATACAGACGCAAGTGCTGCATATGAAGAGTTCTTTGAAGCATATCCTGTACATATATATGTAGACAGTAAGAGATTACCCGGTCGTAATGCTACGATGCGCACACGTAATTATTATAAGAAAAAGATTGCTACAAGAAGAGCTCTGCATATGAAAGTCATGAAATGTCTAGACTATGCAAAAGATAATCATCTGATTACTATGGGCATGGAGAAGTGGATAGAAACAGAGCAATGGAAAACTATTTTAGAACTTATGAAAACAGATACAGATGGATTCGAATCTCCAAACGAAAAGATTTACTAGTCTTCAGATAAAGACAGCAGATCAGGCTATAAAGGAAGCCGATAAATTCCTAGAGGAGGGAGCTCTAAACAAGAGACCCTTTCTTGCTACACGGTGGCAGAAAGTAAATACTATGCTACTTGGTGGTTTTCATTTTGGACAAACATATTTTCTTGCTGGAGCATCAGGTCATGGTAAGTCTTTCTTTGTCAACATGTTGCACACAGACTTTACATCGTATTATTTAGGTAATCAAGACATAAAAGTATTACACTTTAGTTTTGAAATGCACGCCAAAGATGAAATGATTAGAAAGATATCACAACTAAATGATGTTGACTATAGAAAACTAGTATCATCTGACAAGCCTCTAAGCATGGAAGAGCTTGATCTTATTAGAGAAACATACTCTAGGATGAAGAATAATAATGTCTATTATGTTGAGACCCCCTCTACTAGGGATAGAATATATGCTACTATTAATGACTTCTGTAATGAATTCAAAGATAGTAAAGTAGTTGTATCTCTAGATCACACCTTACTAGTTACACCAACTGCAGGAGAGAATGAAATACAATCTCTTGCAGAACTAGGCAAGATGTTTATACAAGTACGAAAAGAATTTGGTACTTGTAATATACTGGTTGGACAGATGAATGACAAGATGGAATCAAAAGAACGTAGGGATCCTACGAATCCATCTTTGCATTATCCTACAAAAACAGATATACACGGTAGCAAACAGATCTATCATTCAGCTGATGTAGTTATGGTACTGCATCAACCGGCACTTCTTAACTTAGAATACTATGGTAAGAAGAGATTTCCTACGACAGATCTTGTAGCTCTGCATTGTCTAAAGAATAGAACAGGCACAGCAGGACTGACAAGATTGCGTAATAATCTACAGCACGGTAGATTTGACACCTACGAAGAGAAACTTTTTTAAATTAAAATAAAATAAAAAATGGAATTACCCACACAAGTTATTAAATCAAAAACAGTAAACCCCTCACTGTTAACTATCTTTGGACAGTCAAAAGTAGGGAAGACAACGATGTTATCTAAATTAGATAACTGTTTAATTATTGATACAGAAAAGGGCACGAAGTATGTAGATGCTATGAAACTGCAAGTTAACAGCACATCTGAACTAAAAGCAGCAGTAAAAGCACTAAAAGAAGGTAACAATTATGATTACATTGCTCTTGATACTATTGATAATGTGGTTGCATGGTTCGAGAAGGACGTAGCAATTGCAAATAATGTAGAAAGCTATGCTAAAATCCCGTTTGGTGATGGTTATAATCAAGTAAGAACACGAGTCATGAATATGATTAATGCTCTTATGGAATGCTGTGAACAAGTTATTATTATAGGACACAGAAAGAAAACTATCATTGGTACGGATTCAGTAGAAGTTAATGTTAGCTCTCTAGATTTATCAGGAAAATTAAAGAACTATGTTATGGCTAAATCTGACGCTATTGGATTTGTATATAGAAGTGAGTCACAAGGCAAACTGCTTATCTCATTCCAATCTTCTGATGAAGTTGAAGCAGGTACAAGACTGCCTCATCTAGCCGGAAAGATCTTTGATTTTGAGTGGAAAAGAATATATAAATCAGATTAATTTTGTATATTGCATATACAATTTTAATATAATTTTAAATCAATTTTTATGTACAAATTAGTAG